TTGTACGTGTGAGTTTCAATCTTGACTATGCGGTCATCGAAAATCGGCTCACCTCCAATGTTCAAGATATCTGCCATCTCAGATATTTCGTACGATAAATCCCAATGATTTTAAAAATTCAACGTTTGTCGCAGAAAGTTTCTTCTTCGTTTTATTGTCTTTTTTATGAATATTTTTGATTGTCGTTTCTGCGTTAAAAATTATGTCTTTTGTCGATTTTACTTGTTCATTCAATACGAGCATCTCATATGGCGTCTCCGTACATGCAGTCTAACAGTAATCTCTTCTCCGCGAAAATCAAGCAATCGACCGTCTTGATCAACAATGCGAATCGTCAGGTCCGTAATGCTCCGTGCGATGATTGGAAGGTAAATGATCTGTGCAGGCGTTTCCGATATTTTATATCCTGGTGGTACGTTCGGCGAAAATTCATGTATTGTGTGTACACATTTGTCATTGATATATGCACCGGAAGTCATATTGCACTCGACGCGAATAATGTTTACGTTGATAATATTTATCGGTACATCCGATACGTGCCATTGTCGCGGCTCCAGTATACGTTTCGATGAGAATCCTAACAGCGATCCAATGTTGTGGGATTTGGTGAAATTTATCTGATAAGCGCACTTGATTTCACTCTTCATCGTATTGTTGTTAGCGCGAATTATCAGTGGATACTCGCTCTCATCGTCTTCATCTTTGCGAAGCGTATTCTTTTTCACGATATTATTTGAAATTGCGCGTTTCAGATACTTGTCTATATCATGTAGTTCGTATGATCCTTCGGGAATGACAATTTCCTTGTCATCTTTGTCAAAGTAAAATTTATTATTCGATGAATTTACATTAGGTATAGTATAGTAAGTTTCAAAGTCTGTCAGACCGAGTTCGTAATCGCCATCGCTCAAATCTACGGCTGGAAAGTAGCTTACCGCGAGGATGCTACTCTTGCCGGTCAGTGTAAGTGTCAATGACATGTTTGATACTGAGTTTAAACAACACACTGTCAATCTTTAAATTGATTGTCAACCGTTCGTAGAAATTGCAGGCACAGTTGACCACAATTGCTTTGATCATAACGTTGATGAGGCGTGTGATTATACTCGATTTGTGTCACATTATTTTCTAAATATCGCACTAATTCCTTCGGTGGTCGTAGATTGCCAAAACTGTCGAAATATATTGCGCGATTCCCCCTTTTTGCGTATGCCACCCAATGAGTACCCGGTCCCACAGCATTATCCAGATTTATGATACCACTCTCGTTTCGACGCACTCCTGTTGGTAAGGTAGTACGCATGAAAATACCTCTAAAATATGGAATGCGCATACGGTTTGCCAGTTGTTGTAATTGTACATTTGTGGTAACACCCGTTAGCATTTTTAATGTTTCTTGGACGTTTTTTTTTTTTTCGTTGAGACCCCTTGTCCGCTCTTGTATGGCGCGAGATAAAGTCCGTGACCTTCCATGGCGCGATTATGACGTTTCAGCTCTTCCAGCTGACGCTGCGCGGCTTTGTTATCATTCACCACTTTCGCGACTCCCGCCGCTCCGCCGGCTAATGAACCGAGAATCCCCAACAACGGTAGGATTGGTATGATACCACCGCGTTTTGCTACCGGAAGTATTCGCTTTACTTTCTTCTTCTTTTTCGTTTTCAAACCCATGCCGATTTTCGTCTTGGCCTTCATAGCCGCCCAAACGGCTGTTGCAGCAGCTCTCTCTCCAAGAGTCGAATCTCTCGCAACAATACGTTTCCGCGCTTTTGTGGCGAGTATATTGTCAGCCACGTGTCGTTCAGCGAGATCGTTGCTATGTGAATAAGCTATGTCGTGCTCGCGACACGCAGCGTCCAATGGATTGATACCTCGATCGCCTCTGGCTAATCGCTTTTCTAAATGTGTTCCTGGACCGCAAAACTGATACCCGGGAATATGCAATTCGAAAGGAAGAGCATTTATCGCACGATTTAACAAGCTTGACATTCGCTACAATTCTTTATCAATGGCGCTGGACCGTCAATATGTGTTTGATGATATGGTAAATTATAGTGTTTCAGACACCGACGATATTCTTGAACTTCCGAATCTGCTCTTATATGCTCGGGCAATCTGCCCCACAACTGATCTATGCAATTGTGAAACTCTTGTAACAAAACAGCCTTCGGTATGTATTTTAATTGTTTTGCCGTTAAACTCTGCACATCGCGGTTATCTAACACCATGAAAAACATTTTGATTACTGAACAATTTCGTCCAGCGTGTCTCTATAAATAGGACCACTCTATATTATTTTCAGTAGATGTGAGAAAACATGCGGTTCGTGCGGCAAACACGGACGATCAGAGTGACTAATTTCGATGATAGATTAATGATTGAAAAAAAGATACGCAAACATGGAAACATGTTACCAATTTCTATACGTGGTATCATTTGCGGTCCGTCAAACTGCGGTAAGACAAACGTGTTGATAAGCTTGCTGGAAAGTCCACACGGCGTACATTTCGAGAACGTATACATATACTCGAAATCGCTTCAACAACCAAAGTATCGATACTTGAAGAATTTACTTGCGCCGATAGAAGAAATTGGTTATTTTACATACTCTAATAATAGTGACATCGTATCACCGAGCGAAGCGCTTCCGAATTCCATCTTTATCTTTGATGACGTGGCATGCGACAAGCAAGACGCGATAAGAGAGTACTTTTCAATGGGTCGACACGCGGATGTTGACTGCTTTTATCTCTGTCAGACATATGCAAAGATACCAAAGCACCTTATACGCGACAACGCAAATCTCTTGGTTCTTTTCAAACAGGATGGCATCAATCTGAAACACGTGTACAACGATCACGTAAACACCGACATGTCCTACGAGGATTTCTGCGAATTATGTCGCAATTGTTGGCGACAAAAGTACGGATTCCTAGTGATTGACAAGGACAGTGCACTCACCGATGGGCGATATAGAAAAGGATTTAATGACTTTGCGATACCGTAACATGGTCAGTTGTTGACGATACATCGACACGTTATCAACATGGACGAGGAGATTAAAGATCGTGAAAGGATAGCGAAGCAGATTGTGAAAACGAGCGATTCGATTCGTAGAAAATATCGTACTTTAAAAGCTGGTAAAATGGAAGAAGACATCGCATTGGAAAGACACTTTAAGCCCATCGTCGAACCTTTGAAACAGATTGTCGAAAACACTGTTGGCGAGAAATCTGATGTGGAATCGGATGAGCATGAAACGTTCTTTTTGGGAGAAGAAGAAGAAGAGCCAAAACCCAAGCGAAAACGATCAAACTCATCGTTTGACAATTCTCTAATTTCGACTTCTACTCCGGTTAAATCAATGTTGAAACGATCGAAAACTGTGCCATCTAATTTGAGTGAAACGTCCAAAATTTTACAACAGCGTAAACTATCGTACGAACATTCACATGCTCCCTCCGTCGAAGAAATTTTCGAAGTCGTTGACGAGCCACTCGTGTCGTCCATTCAACATTCGTTGCAAACGTCCGAGGGACAAGAAAAGTTGCAGACACACTATGGTCCATTGGGACAAAAATATCTGGGAGTGGTATTAAGTGGTAAAAAGGTGGTAAATATAGACAATGTTTACGGAGTTTATTTTAGCAGCGATGGAACGATGCTCGGCGACAAACGTATCAACTTGGACAAGAATGACGATATAATCGTAGATGGAAAAAGATACCCGGGAACACCAGGTCTCTACGAATTGATTTTTAAGAAATTTCCCAACGAAACTATCTGCACGAATGCTGACAAGCAGAAATACAAAAACATTCTATTGGCAACAAACGCGCATAGACGCGGTCACAACATGCATAATCCAATAATGGGTAACAAGGGGCACAAGTATAAGAGTATAATCGCACCCTTGCTGTCTGGTAAAAGAATTGGAAAAGGCATACCGCGCACCGTGACATTAAACAATAACAAGATCGATTATGTTCATTGGGACGATCCTAATGAGCTTGTGGATCGCCTCCGATTACTCGAGGCCTCGCGGCAAGCGGGCCATAATGCCCACGACAATGAGATCTTGTCAATTATCGAGGAACTTTGCGAAGCCGGTCTTATTATAAATTAAACCGCGCGATACGGAGCATTCAGTAAACATTAAAAATGCCGATCAACAAGTTTGGGACATCGCTCGGAAAAAACGGAGCGGAACCATATTACCAATGGAGCGGATTACTCAGAAATTTCGTGCGCGAAAACGCTCTTTGTATGGGTGCAGTTGACTTTGACGCAAAATCGCGCAAGATTAGACGTGTAGCGTTACCAGTAGATGATGGTGATGTTGCTAATAAACGTTACGTGCTGCAGAGCGTGCAAATTTTGAAAGATCAACAGGATGAAATCGATAAAAAGTTGGCAGCGCTCCAAAATAATATGCAGATTATGATAAGTGAGCTTCAAAAGATTCAGCAAGTGGCGACTCTAAAATAGATAAGAATATATATCTTTGCGTCATTTGAATGTCGAACACCGCGATGTCTGAGAAAAAAAGTTTCGAGAAGCATCAGCTAGTGAATGAACTGCACGCTCCGGCAAGAAGAAATTTTCCACGTAGACGCATCATAGTTTGGGGATACGATGACTTGTGGCAAGCGGATTTAGTCGAGATGCGTCCTTACACGCGATTCAACAGAGGTTACCATTACATTCTCACTGTTATCGATGTGCTGAGCAAGTATGCATGGGCCGTACCGCTCAAGAGCAAGAGTGGAAATGATGTAGCTACAGTGATCGCAAAAATAATTCGAGACGATGAAAGATGTCCAAAAAATTTGCAGACTGACAGAGGAAAGGAATTTTACAATGCAAACGTGCAGAAACTCTTGAAGAAACATGGTATCAATCACTATTCGACATATTCCGTAATGAAAGCATCGGTCGTCGAACGATTTAATCGTACGTTGAAGAATGACATGTGGAAACAGTTTACGCTCAATGGAAACTACAGATGGATTGATTTGTTACCACATCTTGTATCAGAATACAACGCGCGAAAGCATCGGACAATCGGCATGAGACCTATCGACGTAACTCCCGCGATCGCCGACAAACTCTTAACGACGGTATACAGTCGCATAAAGATCGTTGCACCCGCGCGGTTCAAAGTGGGCGACTCGGTACGCGTGAGCAAGTATAAGACATTGTTTGAGAAAGGTTACACACCAAATTGGACCACGGAGGTGTTTAAAATCACTAAAGTGCAGAAGACTAATCCCGTAACGTATCTACTGGAGGATTCCTGCGGAAAATCTGTCGTCGGAGGATTCTATGAATATGAGTTGCATCGTGTTGCTAATCCTGACGTGTATCTTGTCGAAAAAGTACTGCGTAAAAGAAAGAATGAAGTTTATGTGAAATGGCTGGGATTTGACAATTCACACAATTCATGGATACACAAAAATAATGTGTTATAAAATAAATTAAAACAAATATATTATACACACGTATAAAATATATATGTACACAAATATAAACAAATATATAAATATATTATATTATATTATACATAATTATAAAATATGTAAATATTATGTTACACACAAATATAAAATATGTAAATATATTATACATGATTATAAAATATATATTATACAAAATTTATTTACAATGGTATTTTATAATGTCCCCATGGCAGCGTGTCGGTAGAATCGGGTACTATGTATCGTTTATCATCATACGGACTTAGAGCAATTTTCGATTCCGATATTGTGTACACCTCGTGTAATTTTGATCTTATGCAAGACTGCTTTCGCGTCATTTCGATTTCGTCATGCAGGCACCGCGTGTAATCGTCAAACGTTATAGTTCGCGCTACAACGTTACTCTTGACACCTTTGACTTTTTTCGTGTCCTTCTTACCATCGACACGCAAGGCGTACATCTTTGCCCTAAGTCCGACGAATTCCGTCATTATCGCGCCATTGTTCTCGTCTTTCATTAGACCCGGTACTTTTACGAGTGGAATACCGTACGCGTTGCCGATCGAATAATCGCTCGTATCGAACTTAGCGATATCGCGTTTCATGATGTCGTATACATCGTTGCATTCGATGTGATAAATGAGACTATCCGTATCGGTATACATAATTTTACATTTTTCATGATATAACGGTAACATGTACTCGTGATGAAATTCGTACAAACACGTCTTGGATATGTCGAGGATACACATACCCACGTAGATCGGTTTGTCGAACTTCACCTCGAGTCTATTGCTACTAAATTTTCTGAAAAGACGCTGCGACTATGGAAATTAGGTTTCGCGATCATTGCCTCCGCGCCGTATCTCCCGTCCCAACGCGTTAAGAGCCGCACGTCGACGTGATTGCGCACATTCTCCATGGTTTTACCAAATACCGCGTTGTTCATTAATTTATATAAATTTTTTTCAAAATCATTGTTCGCGCGAGTTCTAAAATCAGTATTTAGTTGAATATAATCGCGAAGCCATGGAGATTGCGCGAATTGTAATACGCGATGAATTTTTGTTACTCGAAGACCATGACGAGTACATTGCTGTAAGTTGCGATAATGAATGACGTAACGTTTCTTATCGTATAGCGTGGCGAGGAGCTTGTTTTCACGTTTACCGGGCGGTTTATCGCGCGTTGGACAAAACGGTAAATCTGCGTGCGCGTCGTGAAGATGTTGCGGATACTCTAAGTCTACCTCGAGAATATAGCCCGTCGGAGAATCTAACGCGACATCCATAACGTTGAAATTAGATATA